AGAACTTAACAATCCTGTTAAGTTCCAACTTGCCCATGCTTTTAGGGCCACTAAGGAGACGTCATGTTACCCGATCCTATCACTATTGCTGCTGCTGCTCCGACCCCTCAGCTCGTGTTTGCAAAAACACGGACCGATGGATACGGTTCAGAGGCTATTGATTCTGGTGGCAATGGTTATGCCACCTTTATTCAACATACTCCGTCTACGAACGGTAACCGTCATTATGTACGCATTACGCGTACACTTGACGCTACCAATCCGTATACGTCAGCAGTTTCGAAGCAAAGTGCTTCGGTCTCGATGTCGGTTTCACGTCCTGCTTTTGGGTTTACCGATGCAGATATGATCGCATTGATAACCCTCTTGCGAGACTATGTTTTCGACACTGAGGTGACGCCAACAAAACTCGTTCAGCTACAGTCATAGAAATATGAAGGTACTGAACGTTGTTAACTGTTTGGACATAGTGATATACTCAGTATTGAGTCTATCACTTTTGTTCGGGATTATCCTTCTTGCTGGTTGCCAGACGGCTGCTTGGGATACTAATACCCAAGTTAGCTCGAAGGGAACCGTCTCGAGGGATTCTCCCCCAACAGTTGTTGACGGGAACGGTAACGTGACTCGGAATCAGATTCCCCCAAATGGAGGTACTGATGAAAAGTCCGATCGTTCTCCTGTGGAGCCTCCTTGACGATGTCAAAAGGCTCCACCCGCTTGTGCGAGGCATTGAGCGTGATTCCATTACGCTCAATGATAGGTTCAAACACGAGGGTCTTGGATTTATTTCCAAGACCCTTCCGTCCCTATGTGATGCCTTCGATGAAGGCCTCTCAACAGGACGGTTTACCTGCCCTTCTAACTTTAGGAAAATTAGAGGGGGAGTGCTCCCGAGACTTTTCTCGGGTTTACTCAGTAATGTGTTTGATCGTTCCACTGGGGAACTATTGAGCTCAGCTGATCTTGGTATAGTGAAGACTATACGTGAGATCCTGAGACTCTTTAGGAAACTTCAGCCGAATCAGGATCAAGACGATCGTCTTGATATTGAAGCTCGACAGAAGTTTTTCGAATGCGAAGATCTTATCCCTCGTCAACTTGATGAGAGACTTGATTATCGCCTTCGTCTGTTTTCCAGATACATACTGAAGGATTTATCCAAATTTAATCCTTCAGACATGGTTGGAAAACATGGACCTGGTGCTGTATATGAAGGATATAGTCCTAACCAGAAGTGGTCAGGACTCCTGTCTTCCTTAGACAGGCTCGTCAACTATGGATTTGATATCTTCTCATACCAACGTGGTTTGGGAAGTATCTTATCTACGGAAGACGAGTTATTCTTCTATACACCTCCGAACCGCATTGCTAGACTTTGTACTGTTCCGAAGAATATTTCTTCGAAACGTACGATAACTGTAGAGCCGACCGAACAACAATATGTTCAGGGCGGCCTAAATATTGTCCTTCGTGATGCTATATCACGTTGTCCAATATTGAAACAGTCTCTAGCATTATCCGATCAAAGCAAGAATCAATACCTTGCGATGATCGGTTCCCAAACTGACGAATGGGCCACAATCGATTTGTCAAGCGCCTCTGACCTCCTCAGTAATGAGGTTGTTAGAGCCGTCTTTTCAAAGCATAGCACCTTTCTCGATGCTATGTATGATTGTCGGTCTTCGCATGTGGAGGGTTTTGTACCTCCTTTGCGAAAGTTCGCCGGCATGGGTAATGCGCTTACTTTTCCAGTTCAGAGTATCGCTTTTCTCCTATTGGGGATCAGCGGTATTCTACGTAACCAACGAGTTACGTACTGGTCTATTAAGCGCGCGGCGCGGAATATTCGTGTCTACGGTGATGATATCATCGTTAGGCGCGAATACGCACAAGCCGTGTGTGCCGAGTTGCAACTTGCTGGCTTAATTGTCAACAAGCGCAAGAGCTTCCTTACTGGAAACTTTAAGGAAAGCTGTGGTGTCGACGCATTTCGTGGAGTTGATGTAACTCCACTTTACGTTCGATACCTCTCGGATAGCAACCTCTGTAGTCGGGCAAAGGAACTAGCCCATCTCGTACAACTTTGTAACCATAGTTGGTTACGTGGGTTATACTCGATGAGCACCTGTATTAGGAACGACATTGAGAGTAGGTTTGGATACCTACCTCTTGGTCATTCTGAATCAGGTCACCTTTGTTACCACACCCATCAGAACGTTTATTCGTATCAAAGATACGATAAACATCTTCACAGGCCCTTAATCAAGGCACCTGTAGTTTATTCTTCCAACCGGAAGGATAGACTTGATGGTTATGGCGCTCTCTTGAAGTTCTTCCACACTTGTCGAACATCTAACTGGGTCTTTGACTCAGTAGAGACGACGGGGCGTGGTAAAAGACACCTCGAGAGAACCGATAAGCGACACATGATTAATGTCGCTTGGAGGTGGGTGCCGGCGCGATAAGCGCCGGAACAGTCTTAGGGAATTTATACCTAAGCCAGAGAGGGATTCATGGAATCAACTGGAC